TAAATTCAAATATTTCTTTAGTAAAAGAAGGGCATATCCATTTAAAAGTAGTAGATGAATCTGGAGGTGACCAATCAAATGATGCACCATCAACTTTTCTTGCTTCTAAAAATGTTTCAATCTCAGTTGCATCTTCATCGTCAATATTAAATGTCAAGCTCCATTGTTTTGCCTTTTGATTTATACCAAAAGTAAATCTTTGTTGGTAGCCGTCACCAAATTGAACTGTTCTAGTATTAGTAATATCGGTTTTACTTGCAGAGAAAACAGGATTGTAATCTGGAAAAGTAGCCATTATCTTAATAAACCTCCTGGTCTTCTTTGTTTTAATAATTCCGATTGTATCGCTGCTGAGATAGCCTTGCCAAGTTCTTTACTTTGTTGCTCATCACCTTGAACAGACGATCCAGAAGCATCTACATTCACGCTTATATTTGTACTTCCTCCACCTAATTTGTCATTAGGTACTATTGTTCCTGATCTTCTTGGTACGAATAATTCTGGGCCTTTTTCTCCTACTATTGAAGGTCTACCAGTTGGAGGTCTGCCACCATTCGCAAAATTTAACATTGGTAAGGCACTAAACGCACTTCCTATGCCTGGTAAATTTCCTAAAATTGTATTTACACCAAGTCTTATAAGAGTAGAGCTTAAATCATTCAATATTGATTTTGCAGCGTCACCTAAAGTTTTTGTTTGCATTATCGCAGCAGTTAAATTATCACTTACACCAGAAGCAATAGATTCTCCAATCATCTCAAAATTTGACTTTATACCTTTAGTGGCTTCAGATAATTCTTTATCTAACTGTAAAGCCTCTGCTCTTTCTGCATTATGATCTCTCAATTCTTCACCAATTCCTACTAAATCTCTTCTTAATTGAGCTTGAACTTCGGCATCAGCATTGTCAATAACAGATTTTGCAAATGCAGCTTCTATCTGTTTCTTCTTACCTTCTAATATCTTCTTATCAGCATCAAAAGTTTGTTCTGTTGTAGCTAAAGTTTTAGCAAGACTCTTATTAATTCCTTGTCCAACCAATTCATTAATTCTAGTATTTAAATCTAATTCTTTTTGTTTATCAGCTAACGACCCAGCAGATTTTGTTCTGAGGCTATCTGCTTCAATACTTAACTTTTGTCTAGCAGCAAAAATCTTTTGGTCAATTTCTAATTCTTTAGATTTTTGATCTAGTTCTTTTCTTCTATCAACATTTGCAGTTCTACCTCTAACTCTAGGAGTAGCTTCTAAAGTAGCTCTTCGATCAATTAATTCTTGAGCTTCTGTACTGCCTCCTGCTGCTGCTGCTTCAACTATTCTTTGATTTTCAGCAGCCTCTAGCTCACCTTGAATTCCTGTAATTTTTGTTATAAAGTTAACTATTCCTGCTGTAAATGCACCTAATTTAGTTAATGCAACATCTAATTGACTTCCTAATAATCTAGTCGTATCCCCAAAATCTTTCAATGCTTTAACACCTTTTTCTCCTACTTGTTGTTCCATTATTCTCATTGCTACATTAAATGCTTCTTGTTTACCTTTTGAGGCTTCAATAAGTTCTATTTGTTTTGATATTACGGAGTTAGATCCACCAGTTACTTTTACTAATTTATCTATATCTTGGATAAAAGGACTCATTGCTTGTCCTACTTCACCAATAGCTATTGCAGCATTTTGAAGAATAGTTACTGTTGCAGTTCCTACAAGACCTCCTGCAAAACCTCCCATCTTGCCACCTAATCTATCTCCTATAAATCCACCAGCAAAACCACCAGCAGCAGCTAATGGCCCTTGTCCAAACAATAAGGGAAAAGTACCACTAATTAATGCACTAGATAGAGCACCACTTCCTTTTCCGCTACCTCCACCACTATCAGACCCACCAGATCCACCAGTTTGAGTTACTACATTTTTTTTATTTGCCTTTCCTTGTTCAACTCTTGTCTTTAATATTTCTTTATCTGCTTTTAAGATTTTGTTTTTGATAGATAATTCTTGCCTTAAAACTTTTACAGCAGCTTTAGTTCCTGTAACTCTTTGTCTATTAATGGCTTTCATTGCCTTATCTAGCTTATTTACAGCAGTATTAACTTTATTTATTTCCCGTAAACCTACGACTTTTATTCTTAGCGTTTCTGTAGCCACTTACAAAAAACCAGTAATATCTTTTATTCTATAATACTGTAAAAAATTATCTAGTTCTACGAATTTTTTGAAGTTCCTTTTCTTGTTCATCATTTAAAATTTGAAAATATGCACTCCAACCTACAAGTTCTTCTATCGTCATATTTCTTACCTCTGTAAGACTCTTACCTAATTCTTTTGCTACACCAAACTGTAGCATCATAAGATTATCTCTCTTCAGTTGGGCAACTAATTCTTTGGGTCGATTGTATCCTCTTCAGCATTAATTACAGCAAGCATTAAACTTTGTAAATCACTATCTTTTACTTCGTTTTTTAACACATCAATTTCTCCTGCATTAAAAAGTTTTCTACCATTTTGATCTTGAGCTTTAGCAAGTAATAATTGTAAAGCAAAAGCATTAGCATCATCACTTCTAGCTTGCTTTTGTGCTCTTTCTCTTTCTGCCATTGTTAATGGTGTTACATACATCTCAAAAATAGAACCATCAGATAACGTAACTTCTTTTTTTATTGGTTCGAGATTTGCAGCTTGTCTTAAACGATCCAATGCTGATAGATTACTTGCCATAAAATAAAATTAATATATTGATATTCTAATGCAAAACATGAAAAAACCCCAGATAAACTGAGGTTCGTTAACTTATGCTAATTTAAGCAGATTTTGATAGATCGAATGTAGGAGCAGCACTAGGTCTGAAGGCTATCTCTACAACCTGTCCGTCATCTGGGTTTACGTTGAAACTCGCAGAAGTAAGAATAATATCTGCCAAAATTGATCTACTTGCGTTTTGATCTACGTTTGCACCACTCATCTGACGATCAATATACAATCTTACCTTTGCACCAGTTTGTTGACGTTGGATAACATCTTCAACCATTCTACTGGATAAAAGTGTGTCATCATCTGTTGAATAAACACTAGCAGAACCACTACCATCAGCGAAACCTGAGATAAAGGTTCTAAATGGTGCAGTTTGAGTAACAGTTTGACCAATACTTGTTACATCAATTTCTGCTCTGGTTATCTCAAAACTCCATTCTCTTACAGATCCAACAACTAATGGTGCTGTAAATGTAATGCTTGCAAATGTTCCAGCAAGAAATGTTGGTGCTGCTGTAGCTGCTACCGCAGATCCTCCTGCTGTTGTAGATACTGTCATCTCTCCAGTAGAAGCATCATAAGTTTTTACAAAGTAATTGTTTGCTGCAATACAATTAGTTACTGTAGCTCCTGATGGATATGCAAGTGTTACTGTGTCATTTACTCTGAAACCCAACTGTGTACCAACATTAATTTGTGTTGTGTCTCCACCTGAACCAGCAGGAAAAGCAGACGCAGGAATTTGTGTTGAGCTTGTACCAGCAGGAGAATAATATAACGCTCCCGAAGTACCCGATAGAACTGTAGCCATGATTAATAATTCTAAGGTTTGAACATACGGGTACTACCCGATATGTCTATAGGATAGCGTGAATTACAACAAAGATTCAAGAAATTACTGTAGCTTGAAAATTTGTTTCGATTGTTGATACAAAGAAAGGTCTATCATCTTCAAAAGTAGGGCCAGTTATCTCTCCAGTTCTTACATAAATGCCACTTGTAGGCTGCCCTGTATTATTTATTGTTTGTAAGCTTGTAAATGCAGTATTTATTAAAGTTTGACTTCTAGCTGGCCCTTTATCTTTTTCAGCAAACGCTCGAACAGTCACAATACCTTGAATCTGATCGAATTGTGCAGTCAATCCTGGTTGAGTTGTAACTCCAAATTGAATATTTACATAAACAAATTCGCTATCAGCATCCGATGTTACATCACCAAAGTTATCAAAAAACACTGGAACGGCAGGAGATAATGCTGCATAAGCTGTTTTGATTGGTGCTTCAAATTTTGATCTAATTCCTTGATAGTTCATCTAGATTTTCCTTTTCTAAATTCTAATCTAAGTTTTCCTTTTAATTCTCCTCCTTTTAATGTTTTTGGCAGCCAATCCAATTCTGCTGTTTTACTTGAAATTACTCCTGGAGTCCCACCACCAATATCTCCTCTTCTTGTTAAACCTTTTCTACCCGATCCACTTTGTTGGAATTTACCAGGACTTTGTCCTAATTTAGTTCTAGGTTTAGTTCCTATTTCTTTTGTACCAGCAAACCCTCTTCTAAATCTGCCTAATTTTTTATCTTCTGCATAAGGAGCACTTCTAGCTAAGTTACTAATTTCCCATTCTATAAATCCTCTTTTTTGTGCTTGTTTAATTGTTTTTGGAGTCATTTTAGGAGATTGTACAGGTTGAGCATTACCAGCCCTACGAGTTCCTGTTTTCTTTTCTTTTCCTACCCTAATTTGCCATGAATTTGAATATAAACCTGTCCAAGATGGGCCTTTAAATTGAAGTAATTTTACGACTTCCTCTACCCCAACCAATGCACCATTTAATCTATTAGCAGTGTACCTATTAATTCTTTTATTAAAGTTAGATTCTGCCATTTATTGTGGCCTCACTATAACTGTATGCAAAATAGGATTATCCCCTCTAGATGTATTAATACTAATTATTCTTCCTACTTTATTCACTCCATCTTCTGCATATTGAATACTATCTTTAACTTTTGGATAATATGTTCCTAACTCTTTATTACCAAAAATAATCTTCAAATCTGTTGTTTGGCTCGTTCCTTCGTAAGTCGATCCAGAAACACTGCTTATCAATGCTTTCATTGAAACATTGGTATCAGATCCGCTTACTTCTCCTGTTGTAGTGTTATAAGTTTGAGATGTAGCAGTTTTAATATAAGTCACATCAATACCAAAAGTTCCTAACAGTTGTTCTGGTAAGCTCTTGAAAGTATTGTCTATAAATGACATATTATCCTCTTACTACCCTCATTTGAAAAGATCCTGCTCCACCTAGCATATAAGCTCCAAGATAACTTTGTAACCAAGGGTAAACATCTAAAATATTATTAATAGAACCTGTTCCCTGACTATCAGTATTAAATTTAACTTCTAAATCCCCTAGTTTTGCTTGTTCAATATTTCCTTCTTTTCCAGTAGTACCTGTAATTGCATCAGTATCATTTGCCAAAGCTCTAGCTAATTCATATTGTGCATATTTGATATTATTTGGAATTTTAGAACAAGCCAGTTCAACACCATCTACTTGATAATTATTTCTTGGAAACTTTAATGCCTGTCCATCATCACATCTATCACCATAAAAAACTAAGGTATCAATCCATCTAGCAGCAGATATTAATGCCCTTTTTTTCTGATCGTCTGTTTTATTTGTCCAAGTGGAAGAATCTGGAGAGGTATCAAAATAGTCGTTAGCTTCAGACAAAGTAACGTAGCTATTAGCATTTTCTCCTTTTATTGTTGCATTTATGGTAGCTGCCACGATTGATAAGGTAATTTAGTTTTATTGTAGCGTAAAGAAAAAACCCCACCAATATT